CAAAGAGCAAGTCTGCTTCGGCAAGAACAAGCTCTTCGAGATGGAACCCATGGAAGACGGTTACTCGGACTACGTGGAAGTGTCCGGTACGACCTTGCTCGTCGAAAAGGACGAAGGCAAGACGATGGCCGTGGACCCTGGCATCATCATGGGAGGCACCAAGCGTCTCATCCCGCGAACGATGGCCAAGAAGGTCATCATCTCGGAAGAGGCGATGGAAGACCTCAAGTACAAGGAGATCATCAATGCCTCGAAGCGCCTTCAGGCATCCGCCTGGAAGACCCAGGACATTGATGGCGCCTCGGTCGTGCTGAACTGCACCTCCACCCTTCAGGGATACGACAACCTCGCTCTTGTGAGCACGTCGCACACCCTACCGGGCGGTGGAACTGAGTCGAACTACATCGCCTTGGACAGCAACAGCAACGGCATCACCATGACGCCATCAACCCAAGCGATAATTCAGATGCGCGCCAAGGCAACCCTGATGAAGGGTCCGAACGGCATCATCGACTCTCGCGAGCTGAAGGGCCTCACGTTCCCCGCCATCCAGATTGACCTCTGGGACATCATCACGGGCACCAAGCAGGCTGTGGGCAGCAATTGGAACGACATCAACACCGTCTCCACCTACGGGCTCTACAAGGTGCCTGTGAAGTGGTACGACGCCGTGTCGACCACCATCTGGGGTGGACTCACGGACGCCGAGGACGGGTTCATCGCCCTACAGAAGCGCAAGATTCGTGGGCGCGTGTGGGTGGACAACGATGCCGAGACGGCCATGCACTCCGTTAGCTACCGCATGGCAATCGGTGTGGCCAACTGGCGCTGCTTCATCCTCGGTAACACCTAGGAGGACCAACCATGCAAGTCACACAACTTGGAGCCTACGCAGGGCGAGCGCCCCAGGCCATTACCATCAACGACCCTGTGGACGTTGGTGGGGCTTACGTGCTCCCTCCCGCTGGAAGGACGTTCTTCGTGCGTGGGGACGGTACCAACGTCCTCAACTACGATGACCAGTACAGCGCCATCTCGACAACCCAGGAGCGGAGATTGTTCCCTTCTGTGGAGTCGGCCTTGGCGCTATGCAAGGCGAACCGTGGAGACAAGATTCTTTGCCTACCCGGTCACGCCCAGAACATTGCGTCTGCGGCAGCTTGGACACTCGTTGCTGGCGTGCGCATTATCGGAATCGAAAACAGCGCCGCTGACCGACCTACGTTCACCTGGACGACCGCAACGTCGTCCGTCCTGATGAATGCGGCCAATGTGCGGTTCACCAACCTGAACCTCTTCTTCTGCCCTGCGGCTGGAGGAGCGGTGACGGTGGCTGCGCCAATCACTATCAGTGCTGCTGGGTGTGTCATCGAAGGTGGAAGCATCCGCATGTCCACCGATGCGACCACGCTTTGCACTATTGGCATCACGACCACGGCGGCTGCTACCGACCTGACGATTTCCGTCCCTCGCGTCTATGGCGCGACGGCTGGGACTCCGACGACCGGAATGCAGTTCGTGGGCGCCGCTCGGCTGAACCTCATCGGGACTTCTATCTCGATGGCAACCTCGGCGGTTGGTGTTGGAGTCATCCGATTCCTCACCACGGCATCGACCGACATCCAGGTCTATGACTGCATGTTCCGAAACAACCTCGCAAGCTCTACGGCAGCCGTTACTGGCATGGCCGGCGTGACTGGCGAAGCTGACTTCGTGACCATGAAGGTGAACGCTTCCGGCGCAGCAGCCTGGGGCACCGTGGCCAGCATGTCGTTCGGGCCGAGCGTGGTTGCCTGTAACACTGACGGTCAAAGAGCCGTCGTATTTGGGACGGGTTCTACTCTCGCCTAACCATTTGGGGCGGGGAGTGGGGCAAGGGCTTCACTCCCCTCCATCTCACTTCCCGCCCTGATTCTTTCCATGATTACCATTGGCAAGCACTATCAAGGGCCGTTGCACAACTACACGGATATGTGCGACTATTGCGGCGTGTTCTGGCACCGCGACAAGCTGAAGTTGAATGCCATGGCATACCTGGAGTGCCCAGACTGCCCGCAAGGCTTCACGCCGATTGAGCTTGCAGAGATTTCAGCCCAGGACGTTGGCGAGATTCAACCCGTTGAAGGAAAGAAGCGCGAGGGACCATGACCGTATCCGTAAACCCGCTTCCAGACTTCCAGCGTGACCAGATGTTAGTGGGCGCGATTCGCCTGTGCGGTGTTCTTACCGCTGGCGAGTACCCTGCTGCCGACCAAATCGAGGGCGCACTTTTCCATTTCCGATTGGCCCTGGACGAGCTTCAGTCAGATGGAGTGGTCCTGACCACCGTCGAACGAACCACTCTCATCTTGGCTACTGGCACGGCAGAGTATGCGCTTCCAAGCGACGTGCTCGATATTGCGGCGGGCCAGGACGATGCGCTTGGCACCATCACCAGCGCACTTGGCACAGGCGAGACCATCGTCAAGACCATGGGGCGCGGTGAGTACCAGAACATCGCCGTCAAGACCAACCAGGGGCGTCCGTCCAGGTGCTATGTCGAGAAGCAGAACGGCACCAAAGCGGTTTTTTGGCCCGTACCAGATTCCAACTCGACGACGTTCAACTACGCCAAGGTCCGTCTTCTGCGCGACAACGACACAGGGGCCACCACCATGGACCTGCGGCGCGTGTGGGCTCCGTACATGGTCTACGCAACGGCTTCTGGGGTTGCATTCGACAACAGCCTCACGGACAAGGGTAACAACTTCAAAGCCCTGGCAGAGGCGAAGCTGGCCAAGTACAAGGCTGGCGATACGCAGCAGGGCAACATTCGCTTTCAAATCCGCCACAATGCGAAAAATTGGTGACACATGGCAAGTCTTGTAAAATGGCTACACTTCAGCGGGGCTAGGGACGAGACTGGCGCTCCAATTTCGAGTGGAAATGCCTACTTTTGGCAAGCTGGAAGTACGTCCGTGCCAGTGTCCATCTATGCCGACGCTGGAGGGGCGAACCCTATCACTCATCCTGTAGCCCTAGATGCTGCTGGGCGAGCAGAGGTGTACGTAGTTTCGGACTGCGAAATAGTTATCAAGGATGCCGCCGGGGCTACCAAGCGCCTATCCACCGATGCGGAAAGCACTAAGGCTGAACAGGTCTATGTCACATGGGGTAGCATCCAGCAGACGCTAGCCGCTGCCCTTGCTAACATAGAGGCGAATCTAGCTGCCCTGACGGCCAGCCCTCCTCCAGACACTCGGGTTACGACTACCATCCCAACGGCCAGCCCGGTGTTCACGTTTAACCAGAACTTCAGGGTCAACGTGTTCAAGGCCACCTATGCCGGGGCTATGGGGACTATCACGGTGAACTGGCCCACTACTCCGACCCTGGCCAAGGGCACGTGGTATCGCATTTTCATTCAGACTGGCAGCGGAACTGCGACCACGGTTTCATTTGATGGGCATTTCACGCACAGCTGGGGGCAAGCTGGCTCCCCCACGACTCTGGCGGCGAACACTTACTACACGGCGATGTTTATTGTTGATGAGGCGCAAGCCAATCTGTTCCAAGTGACTTCCTGGTGGCCATACGGTGGTACGCCCTGGTAGACCATGGGAGATTCGCAACTAGCGCAGATTTTGTTCTCAGGCTCTGAAGACAGGGGAGCTTCGGAGCTTGGTGGTGCAATTCCACTCATCGCCAATGCAATCCCAGACGCCACCGGGGTAGCCCGCAGAAGGCCAGCGGTGGTACCGTGGGGAGACTTCGGTAACGCGACGGCAACTAGCTCCCCCTTCGCTCCTGGGGCTGGAGCGGTGTTGGGCATGGTGCCTTTTATGGGGACGCTTGTTTACGTTACGGAAGACAAGAAGATGTCAACCATAACTCCTGGGATTCTTCGCCAGGGGCTCACCTATGGGGTGGCGGGAACTATCCAGCATGAGGAGACAATCATACCTGGAGACGGTAGGCCGTCGTTCGTGGCGGGAAGACAGCTTCTCATCGTTGCGAATGGCGCTCAAATCATGAAGTGGGATGGGAATACGACACCTACATCCCTTTGTGCTCGCCTTCAGAACACGGGGGCAACACTTCTCGTCGGTACCGACGGATACGTGGTCCCGTCCTATCCACCACCTAGTGCGTATTCCGTTGTTGGCATTTCGCAGCGCCTGGTGGTGGGTAACGTACCGGGTACCTCTGGGCAGATTCACTGGTCGGGGCCGCTGGAGGACTACGAGAACTGGGACTACGCTCTCGGTGGGGCGAGCTATGCTCAGGCAGCGGCAAAGCCTGACCCCCTCGTGTGGGTGATGGAGAATACGAACGAGGTGTTTGCCTTCGGGACGGAGACGCTTCAGGTGTTCGACCCAGCCTCGCTCGCCGTGGACGTGAATGACCCAAATGTCATTCTAGACTTCGCACCCAATCGCACTCAGAACATTGGGACCATATCGCCTTACTCCATCGTGGCGGTAGACGACAACTTCGCACTGCTCGACCGTCAGCGCAGAATCATCTTGTCAGACGGCAGGACGTACCAGGACATCGGAAAGCCCATTTCCAACGTTCTGCGCGGCTTGACCACCGTGGCCGATGCCTGGGGCTTCAGGATGCGCTTTGGACGCTTCGACTGCCTGGTATGGATGTTCCCCTCGGACGGCTTCGGGCTTGTCTACGACTCGACGGCATCGAGGTGGGCAGAGTGGCGCATGGGCGGCGTGAACGAAGGTCCAGTGACCATTACGAGCGCTTACAACTGGGCAGAGCGTGGCGTCTTCCTGGTGGGGCTCTCCGATGGCACCATTGCCAAGCTCGATGACTCCGCTACGTCGGACCTCGGCATTCCCGTTAAAGTCGAGATGGTAAGCGGTTTCACTACACACGGAACCCATGCTCAGAAGCACTGCCGCACGATGCTGTTTCAGTTCAAGCGGACGTGGGCGGCTGCGGCTGGAAGTGGGCACGTGCGCATCTCACGCAGGGACACCGAGGGGGCGTGGCAGATTATTCGCGACCAAGAGCTGTCCACCACGCCCTACCCGTGCATACAGATTCGTAGTCTTGGGGTTTACAGGACGAGGCAATGGAAGGTAGAATACACTGGTTCGGACGAACTTCAGCTCGTGTCGGTCCAGGAAGAGTTTGAAATTCTAGGAGCATGACCATGCAAGGTGACGATCTCTATAGCGGAATGGCACTCAGCGGAGCTGGAACCGGAGCGGCGAGCGGAGCGATGTTGGGAAGCTCCATTTCTCCAGGGTATGGCACAGTGATCGGGGGTCTCATCGGTGGTGGCATCGGCCTCTTTACGGGTGCCGAAGCAAACTCGATGCGCTCTGACGCCACCAAGCAGCAGAACCAAAATCTCGACAAAATCATGGCCGAGCTTAGCCAGCAGTCCAAGACGAACTACGACCAGCACATCGCTGACCTGAACAAGGCACTCGACTTCTACGGCCCCGCCCAGAGCTACTGGGACCGCCTCTATGGCACTGGTGGTGCAAAGACCACCGGCCAGGGTAGCTGGGCTGGCACGAGCCCCGTCACGGGAGGAACGTCACCCAACCCCACGGCCAGCACTGGAGTCAAGTAATGCCCGTTGACTACACAACGATGACCGACCCCAGCACGGGGAAGCCGTTTGCTTCCCAGGATGCAGGACAGGCTTGGTCGAACGCCATGGCAGGGCAGTCACAGGCAGCAGGCAAGGATAGCGGCGTGAAGGCGTCTGACGCTTCCCTGGCTGGCACTGGTGCAGGCATCGACTGGTCGAAGACCGGCTGGAATATCAACTATGAAGCGAACGGCGGCCATGCGTCAGACCCAAACTGGTACAAGCCACCGAGCGACGACTATGGGTTCCAAATCGGGAATCAGGTGGGATACTTCGACCCGACCACTGGGAAGATGACGGTTGGGAATTCGACCCTCGACAAGTCGAACCCGACTCAGTACAAGAATCTCGACCCCACCACTGCGCAGTCCTACACCTACGCGCCGACGACGGATTACGGACTAGGCTCGACGGCGCTTGGAATCATCCCTCTTGAGCACAACAGCCAGGGCCAGGTGTCCGTCTACCTGGCTCCTGGGGCAAATGGAGGATTCCAGAAGTTCAGCACCCTCGCAGATGCCCAGGCAAGCGTCGCTGCGTACAACACCTGGAAGGCAACGCAGCCGAGCACCGCAGGTGGATTCGGGACATCGACGAACCCGGCGAACACCCCCGCCACCACGACGACCGCAACCACAGGGACAACCACTACCCAGCCGCAGGGGCTGTTGACGGTTCCGGGGGCCGGGGAAAACTACTTCGACTCGACCAAGGACTTTTACACCAACGGACAGCCCACGAATGCTCAGAAGGTGTTCGACCAGACGCCCAATCAGCCAACCAATAGCCAGCAGCAGTGGAATGCCTACTCTGGCATCTATGGCAATCCGGACTACCTGAAGGACTACTACGGTCGTCAGGAGCAGGCTGCCGAGCTTACCCAGGCGCGCAGGGATGCGTCCGCAGGCATTGCAGACACCGGGGCGGCGGCCAAGGCTACGGCCAATCTCCCTGCGGTGTATGGCGACAGGGCAATCGCTGGCATGAACCAGTTCGCCACCACGGGCCAGCAAATGGCAGGAGCGGCTGACTCTGCCAATAACACGCAGACA